AAATATGATAATGATGATTTAGGTTTTATAAATGATTTTGTATATATGGATTTTGGTGTCGCAAGAAATGGAGGAGGACAACTTGTAGCATTCCACTCAGTATATAATGAAGCAGGTGAAATCACATCATTACAAGAAGTAAAATATTGGGAAAATGCTTCATCAACTTTTAGTGGTAATGGTGCTAGAAAGGATTTAGATGATACACAATATACAAAAGTTAAATTTGAAGCAGAAGGAGAAAGAATGAAAGCAGAAATTTTTAATGCCGCCACAGATGGTTGGGAAGTAATTACACAATATCATACTGGTGAAGATAAAGATAAAATGTTCCATCCTATTCATCAAGCATGCTGGTGTTTACATCCTGTATTATGGGTAGGTGCGAATGCTTCTAATTTATCTGGAAGTATGGAAATTGAAACATATCAGGGTATTGATAATGGGGACTATGATGTTACAACTGAATTTAAATCAGGATGGTGGGAGACGATGGAACTATTGGGTAGAACATATGATACTTGCTATGAAGTAGAAATAAGAGATTTTAATAATCCGTTATCAGTAGTTCCATATGTTCAGGATGATACAAATGCATCAGGGGGAGTTGATGTTCAGCATGTATTAGTATTAGAACAATCAGATGTATATACTCCTTCTTTCCGTGCGAATGCTAAGGATTTACTAGGTTTTAATCGTGGAGTAGTTGATACAGCAGTATCTTCAGTAGGATCAAAAGTAATATTTGAAAGTGTTAAAATAGCATCCTTAACAAATAATATGTCATTATTCTTACGATTAAATAATTTAGGTCAAAATGTAGTAAATGCTTTCACAGGAAATAAATCTAAAATAATCGCACATTTAACATCTTTAGAAACACAGACAGGAATAGTATCATACGAACCTTCTAATCTTGTTTGGTTGGATCTAGATAATCCTGCTGATATTAACTTAACTGACTTTGACTTATCATTTAATTACATTAATGAACAATATGCTCGTATAGTAGCAGGACAATCAATCGTATGTTTATACTTTAGGGATAAACCTCCTGCGGGACATATGTAAATTACAATAAATTTTAGAAAAAAAAAAGTCATAAATTAAAGTTTTTTAAAAAAAATTAAATTATTTTTAGAAATTTTTTATATTCATTATTATAAAAATGGAAAAGAATGCCCCACGAGTTATGTTTAATTTTATGGAAGATGATGTCCCTGAAAGTGATATAACTATGGAAATAGAAGATGAAGATGATGCCGAAGGTAAAGTAGATACTTTAGATGTCCCTGAACCAGTTAATTTAAAAGAAGAAGTAAATGAAGAAAATATATTTGATACAATAACCGAAACAAAAAATGAACCAGTCGAAGAACCTATTGTAAAAAAACAAATTGTTAAGGAAGTTAAAAAAACTAAAACTGGAAAAACTAGAAAACCTATGAGTGCGGAACACAAGGAAAAATTAAAATATGCTCGTGAAAAGGCATTAGAAAGTCGTAAGCAAAAACAAAAGGAACGTGCGGAACAAAAGAAATTTGATGCCGAAGAAAAAGAATTATTGAAAAAGAAAAAGGTGAAAGACTTTGAAAAATTAAAACGTGAAGTTAATGATGATGAAATGGTACTCGCTCCTGATCCTAAACCACAAATAATACAACAGACCTTTACTAAGAAAGATTTAGAAGAGGCACAATTAGATGCTATCATAAAGTATGAAGCAATTAGAAAAGAAAGAAAATCAAAAAAGAAAGAAGAACAATTAATACAACAACAAAGGGAACAAATGAAAGCAAAAATAAATAATTATGGTTCTCGAACGAATGGTAAACTAAATAATCGCTTCGATATATGTTACTAATCTTCAAGTGTTTTATATTTGATTGTATTGACACAATCTATTTCATTAATCCAATATTTTTCTCTTTTATATCTATCTTCTGCTGAAACTTCTTCTAGTAAAGTCATACTTGAATAGTATAAATTTAATTTACTTGACGAACATGATTGTCCTATTTTTTTATCACGCCTGTGTGTTGCTAATCTTGAATTTAAATATTTTTCACCCGTAGAACCAACATACTTCAAATCATTAATATCCTCCAACAAATATATTTTATAAGTTTTCGTCATTATAATCTATTTTTATAATAAACAATTATTTGTTTTTAAGTAAATTAATATTAAAAATAAAATCTTTAATAATTAAAAATGGGATTTATTCTTTCATGCACAACGACTCCTAAAAGATTAGATAAGTTGATACAAATAATTCCGCATCTAAAAGTGAACTATAAATTTTTCGTAATTAATCTTTGTTCTGAATATAAAAGATTCGGTAAATTTAAGATTCCTAAAAAACTCTTACAATTATGTAAATCAAATAAAAAAGTTGTTTTTAATTTTGTGGATGATTATGGTCCTGTTTGTAAATATTTAGGAGGTTTTGAATTTATTATGAAAAAAAAATTATTTCAGGATAAATTAATAATCATAGATGATGATACATTTTATCACAAGGATTTATTTTATCAATTGTTAGATGATAAAACTAAAAATAACATTACAACAGGATCAGGATTTAATTATGATGATAAATTTAATTATGTAATCGTCGAAGGTGAAACAACTATGGTTGAAGGATATGCTGGGATATGTTTTGAATATTCACAATATTCAAGTTTTATAAAATGGTATACAAAATTTTATAATCATTTTTCATTTAAGTCGGATAATATAATTGATAAATATTTATCAGCAAGTTTTCTCGGGGATGATTTTATTATTTCACAAGAATATAAAAATAAATTTGCTGTAAAAAATGGACGGAGATATTTAAGTCCGCAACCATATGGATTTGAAGATGATGCTTTACATAAGAATACATGTTTCGGTTCTAATATGGGAAGTTATAAATTTTTGTCAGATAATATAAAAATTTATGAAACATTTAAAAATAAATATTATCTAAATAAACAAATAAATGAAAACTCTTTTTTGTTCATTAAGTGATCGTCCTCTCTTATCAAAACCTATGTTTGATCAGTTAGAAGAATATTGTAATTTACATAAATATAAATGTGTTTTAGAAACTGAATCATTAACAAAAAGTCGCTCTCCAGCGTGGAGTAAGATATTGTTATTACAAAGAGAAATGAAAAATAATCCTGATATTGATTTAGTTGTATGGATTGATGATGATATTTTAATTACAAATAAAATCATAAAAATTGAAGAATTAATTGAAAATTATGAATTTAATAAAATTCTTGTATCGGAAGATGTTGTATGGTGTCCTTTCAATACGGGAGTTATAATTTGTAAAAATAATCAGGACACATACGATTATTTACAACATATATGGGATCTATGTGAAAAATATCCTGAAAAAAAGTTTAGTGGATTATGGGAGCAAGATATTATGGTAAAAGATTTTCAATTAACATGTGTAATGAATCCTGATGGACCGATGCCCTTAACAATTATTCCACATAACATCATACAATCATTTTATAGGGATCATGATTTACCTCCTGAAAAGAAGTGGAAACCCGGACACTTCGCCGCACATTTTACAGGGATGCCTTTAGAAAAAAGAATTGAATTAAGAAATCAAGTAATTAAATTAATTAATTAAAAAAAATATTATATTTATGGTATAATAATAATGCCGAAAATAAGTAAAGCACCGAAGGTCTTAAAAGTAAAGGATGAAATTCCAAATGATAAATTTGATGATATACATCCCAGTCTTCCGCAAATGCCGAGTTTAACTTTAATCATAGGATCTGTAAGATCAGGAAAATCAAATTTACTAGTGAATTATTTCTGTAATGGTGAATTTTATAAAGATAAATTTGATGTGGTTAAATTTGTATCAACAACACTTCATACAGATAATAAGGGAAAAATATTATCAAAACATTTTGATTGTGTGGATAGATATGATGATACTATAATTGAAAATATAAAAGAATCACAAGGTCAATTTAAGGAAAAAAGTGATCGCCCGACGTATGCTCTCGTAATGGATGATGTCCTTACTAAAGACTTTTCCCGAAATAACGACGTATCATTTTTTAGCACAAGATTCAGACACTACATAGATTTTTATGTGATCGCAGTTCAAAGTTTCCGTGCTGTTAGTGGTATGATTCGTAATAATGCTACTGATGTGATCATATGTAAACAGCAGAATCAGAAGGAACTTGAAAAGATCGCTGAAGAATATGGGGATTTAGTGGGTGGTCATGATAAATTTATTGAATTATATGAAGAAGCACACAAAGATCGATATTCATTTTTATATCTTAAATTATCAGAAAATCCTGCTGAAGCATATGTAAGGCATGAATATAAAATATATCCTACTAGGGATGGTGATGAAGTTGAAGAGTTAGAAATAGATTAATTTTTTTTTTTGTAAATTTAAAAATATATTTTATATCATAAAAATGTCATTAGATTTGTATGGAACTTCGGCAAATGCTGTCGCTCAAGGGAACGCTAGGAACTCGCAGGTTCGTGATTTAAATGAAAGGATTAGAGAACACAATACAGACGTCGCAAATAAAATATCTGGATTAAAAGATCAAGTTAAAAACACTGAACAATTAAAAGATTTACAACAATCGGCACAAGCACTATGGACTGGGAAAGGTATGCCTGATAAGGTGAAAGCATATAATGATTATTATGCTGATAAAAAAGCAAGTAATCCCACAACGCAAAGTGAAAGAACAACTCGTTCAACAGCACAGGAAAATCCTGCTCCTGAAGGTGATGCACAGACTCCTGCTGACACCGAAGGTAGTGGTGCTGAAGCACCTGCGGAGTCATCTGCCGTAACTGAAACTGAAGAAATTAGTGGTGCTACTGGTGAAGCAGGTGAAGTGGGAGCAGAAGGATCAAAATTAACAGGGGGTATTGAAAGTGCTGTCGGTAAAGGCAGTAAGATTGCTGGTAAATTTGGTGAGGGTGCTGGTGTATTGATGAGTGCTGGTGCTGGTGCGATGGATATTTATCAAGATTATGAAGATAGTAAAAGGGATGGTCATTTTGAAATTGCTGGTAATAATGCGTGGGAAAAGGCAGGAAATATTTTACAGATCGGGGGTGCTGTGGCGGACGTTGCTGGAGTGTTCTTTCCTCCTGCTAAATTGTTAGGTGGTGTATTAGATTTAGCAGCAGCAGGAACAGATGAAATCGGTGAAAAATTAGATGATAAACCTGATAAAGATTTAGATGCGGAACAACAGCAGGAAACTGAACAAACAATAACACAACCAGCATCACAAACATTAACAACTGGAAGAGTTCAGTAAATAATTCGTTCCTTTAACTTTTTTAATTTTTTTTTTAAAATTTATTTTATATTTTATTATCTTAAAAAAATGTCAAGATATTGGTCCGCAGATGATTCCATGAAAGTTGGTGAAACTAAAATTTCCATTCCGAGTGAAAACGGATTAGATTATGATCCTGGGAACAAAGTTCAGTTCTTTATTCCTCCATCTACTAAATTTATGGATGGACGTGAATCGTATTTAGAATTTAATGTAAAATTATCTTTACCTGCTGGTGCTGTTCCTACTCGTCTTCAGTTAGATAAATGTTCTTCGACGATCATCAAAAATCTAAGGATTTACGATGGAACTCGTGGAAATTTAATTGAAGAGATTTCAAATTATGATTCTTATGTTGCTGTCAAATATGATTATGAAAAGGATGCCTCGGTTGAAAATCTTCGTGCTCTAAGGGAAGGTTGCCTTGTTCAGACTACTGACAACAGAAGTGATTCTGGAACTACTAAAACTGGATTAACTAATACAACTACTAATCCTTATTTCAAAAAGACTTCGGGAAATATCACCACTACTTATTCTGATAGTGATTTCCTAACTGCTAAAGTTTGTATCCCACTTCATTCGGGAGTGTTTGCTAATTCAAGGACTATTTTCCCACTAATGCTTACATCAGGTCTTTATATTGAAATTGATTTAAATGATGCTGATAATGTCATCAAACAATTAGATTCGGTACTCCGTGATCGCAGGACCCCTGCTAATCCATTTTTCCATTCGTTAAATGGTTCATCTATCGCCCCGAATGATTGGGCGGATGCTGGTTCGTCTGATACTTTCTTTGTTGATACAGATAATAATCTTGATGGTGCTGATCGTGTTTCACGATTCCCATTTGTAAAAGGTGAAACATTTAGATTCTGTCATAATGATAATAATGGAAGTGTATCCGCCCTTGATGGGACAGCAACTATTAGTGAAATCAATCTTTCTACTACTGCGAATGGTGGTGCTGGATTAATTGAAGTCAAACTTACATCCACTATTGAAAATACTGGTGATGATATTACACAAGAGTTTGTTATGTTTTCAACTGCGGTTGCGGATGCTACAACTTACGATGCTTCTTACAAAGTAACTAATATGAATTTAGTATTATCGCAGGTTCATTTAGATGCTGGATATGAGGCAGGAATGCTTAGAAAAGTTCGTGAAGGTCAAGCAATTGAATTTGATATTGATTCATTAACTAATTACAAACATAGTATTTTAGCAAGTGATCGTCAAACAACGATGCAAATCTTTGCTAATAATTCTCGTGCTAAATCATTACTAATTGTTCCACAAGACAACTCTGTTTATACTTCGGCAGAAAAGATAAGTGGATCTGGAACTTATGTAATTAAAGGATCTAACTATAGTAATGCTAGTGAATTAACTAAAGATGATGCGGATACATGTTTAGCAAGTAATCGCACAGCATACACGGGAATTGTTGATGAACTAACGAGCATTCAGTATGTAATTGATGGTAAGAGAGTTCCTTCGCGTGAAATTTCTACAAAGAAACTCGCAACAACTAATTCTATTGATGCGTTCCATTTATATGAACTTGAAAAATGTTTAGATTCTGCTGGAATTCCACCGAAGTCTTTCTCTGCTTTCCTTGATAATTTTGTATTTGGAAGGAGTTTTTCGGCATCAGCACAGAATGGTGCTATGGATCTTCGTGGTCGGGATTTATCTGTAATCCTAAAATATCTTGGATCAGGTGTTCCACAGAAGAATAAGATCTTTAATTCGTATGTTTTCCATCTAAGAAAATTAATTATTCGTGATGGTTCACTTGAAGTTCAATTTTAAATTCCTTTAAAACTTTTTTTGTTTATTTTTTAATTTTAAAATTTTTATTTTTATATCATAAAAATGACATCTAGATACATCGAAATCAGACCAGATAATATTCCTGCTGACGGAAAAATATCTTTTAAAAACGGATTTCCAGTCCTTTCATTTACTATCTCGGCACAAGATGGACTCCTTGATCCATCTACTATTCGCATCGTGGGTGATTTTAATGCTTACAAGGATAATCTTGCTACCCCCACACCACTACGAAGTGGTGATAATGTTACCATGAATAATCGTCTCGGGATCTATAATGTAATTGAATCGTTTAATGTTCGTTCTGTTAGATCAAAAATGATCTGTGAGAGCGTTAGACATTATTCAAAATATCTAAATACATACCTAGCATTAAATTCGTCACTTCAGGATCAAATGGGACATTTAGGTGAAACTTGTTTGATGATGCCTAATGCTACATCTTTCCGTCAATCTGTAATGGAAAGTCCTGCTAACGGAAAGCAAACTAACTCTTTCAGTTTCCATGTTCCTAGTGGATTTATGATGAGTGGAAATATGGTTAATCTTCGCCCTGATGCATTCGGAGGTCTTCAGTTAGAATTCATGCTTCAACCTGATAGTAATGTTCTTTATGCTGATAATGGTTCTTCTACTGGAATTGGTGACGCTCATTATGAACTATCTAATCTTAAACTATGTTGTGAAATTAGTGATTTCACGGATGATCCTCCGGGTGATCAATCGCAAGGTGTTTTTGAATTTAACACTATTACTTCACTTTACACTTCTATCAATTCTACGAACGCTCAACTTCAATACAATCTAGCATTAAGAAATGTTATTTCGGCATTTGCTACATTTGTTCCAGTTCAGTTTATTAATACTTTAACTGCTGATGGTCAGGTCTCTGTATATCCATCAGGCGACGGATCAAGTAATACATCACTCGCACCCATCCGCAGAGTTCAGTTCTTAAAAGGGGGATCTAAATTTCCAGCGGATTTTGACTATGTCAATAATATTGTTGATGATGCATCTGTTCAACTTCCTGATCCACAGATAGTAAGAAATTTAGTTGATGCTGTTTCACCTGATTATACTAGTGATCGTTTTAGTATTTCACCAGCAAATATGAATCGTGATTATTCCATGACTCCTTCTACTACTACAGATACAGCATACAATCTTATTCCTGAAGGTGGTTCTGTCATGGGTCTCGGTGTAAAATATGGTATCGGTGGTGCTGGTGAGGATTTTTCAACTGAGCAATGGGGACTTTCTATTGATAGTGATCTTAAATCTGATCGCCCTATGGGAGTTTACATATTCATTAAGAGTCGTGCCCAGTTAGTATTCAGTCCTAATGGCGTTCAATTAATTCAGTAAAATAATCATTCGAGAGCAAAATTTGGTTCATTTTCCAGATGAATTGAATTATTTTCTATAATTATTTTTTTGATTTTTTTTTTATTTTTTTATTTTATTGTTCTTTCATAAAACAAAAATGAGTGACGATTTAGATATGCCGAAAGGTGGTGGTGATTCCATTCCTAATTTTCTTATGTTAAAACAAATTCCTGTAAATTACATTCAGCAAGTCGAGACGGATCTTTTAGAACCTGTGGTGTTCAGTCAGGGCGGTGCTACTAGCGATGGATTCTGTCGGTTTGTCCTTCAGAACAAAGGATTCCTTTCTTCGCATTCAAAAATTTTTATGGCGTTAAAACCTGCTGCTGGTATTACTGATGGTTATTTTGCTCCGCATCTAGGTGTCGGTCAAGTTGTAAAGAAAGCAGTTCTTAAGATTGGTAATAAACAGATTAATGAAATTGATTCGTGGGCAGGATTATTTGGTGTAAAATCTTCTTTGATTACAAATGAAAATAATCTTGAAAGGGAACAATATTTAACTGGGAGATATTTAAATCACGATTTCAAATATGTTGATGGTTCTAAAGCACGAGCAACTGGATATTCCTTAGATAATGGTGTATCTTTTACTGGGGCAAATCTTAAACAACCAACATGGGCGACTATGGATGGAAGTATTGCGGATCAATGTCCTTCGTATTCTATTGATTTAAGTGATCTTTTCCCATTCCTGAAGGTTCATCAACTTCCTTTATATATGATTACTGAACCAATTACTATTGAACTAACATTCCAACCGACTACTAAACATCGTCTTCAAATTCCATCAGGAACGGATACCGATCTTGAAGTTGATATTGTAAGGGATCAATTAAAATTCTGTGCTGATTATATTTACTATGGTGCTACAGATGAAATGGATAGATTCGCACAAGCAAATGGAGATTTATCTTTCTCTTTTGTTGATTACAGAGTTGTTGAAGCATCAACGACAACGGCAGGACTTACTTCGGGTGTCATTAGGAATCTCGGTATGGCGAATCGTATTGTTCCTCGAATTATCGTAACTACATCAAAAACTAATGAAAATGAAGAAACTATTTTAGGTCAGTATAATGCTCGTTCGCCTCTTGTGAATGCCTCTGGTGTTCAGGGAGGATTTAAATATAATATCCGCTATAATGATCGTTTTGAATTTACTAGTGATGTGGATAATACGGCAAGAATGTTTAGTATTTTTACTGATAGTGAATCGGTACCATTTATCACTCGTGATGAATATTCTGACCAAGGTGTCGCAGGTCAAATCACCACAGATACTTTCCAAGGTCGTTCACAGGCAGCAGGTCTTCAAGGACATTTCTTCTATATGGGGACTCGTCTAACGAATGGTCGTGTCGGTCAACGTGGTATTGAATTACATTTAACTAGTGAAGTTCCTGCGAATGTTGATCTACTCCGTGTTTATTGTGAATATGTTCGTGTTGCAAGACTTGTCGGCGGAACCTTTGAAGTATACAACGCGTAATTTTTTTATAATTTAAAATTTTTTTCATAAAGTATTTAGAAAATAAAATCTAAGTATTATAAAAATGAATGTTAATGAAATTATTTCTAAAGCACGTCCAAATTCAAAACCATCAACAATTAAACAATATTCAATTCAATTAAATCAGTTGAAAAAAATGTTTGAAACGGATAATTATGACTTTTTAAAAAGTCCTAAAAATGTTTTTTCTAAATTAGAAGATAAAAATTTTACAACACAAAGAAATTTTTATAATTCTATTATTGTATTATTAATGGCGTTAGATGAAAAAAAAGAATTAATTGATGAATATATTCAAGTCAGGGATGAATTAAATGAAAAATATAATGATTCACAAACGAATAAAATATCAGAAAAACAAAAAAAAAACTTCGCAACTATGGAAGAAATTGAAAAAATGTTAAATCAAATGTTAAAAGAAATTAAAACAAAAAAATTAAAAAGTAAGAAGAATTTAAATGGAAAAGAAAAAGAGTTATTGATGATGTATACTATCTTCAATATGTTAAAAATAATTCCAACTAGAAATGAAATCGCAGGTATGATATTATCAACACCTAAAAAGTATTCAAAAGAAGATAAGGAATTTAATTATTTAGTGGTGGGAAGAGATAAAATGTATTATATGATGAATAATTTTAAAACAGATAAAACTTATGGTAAAGATAAAAAGATCGACATACCTGTTGAATTATCAAAGATTATCCGCATATTTATAAGACAAGCAGAAAAAAAGACTGGTGATGTATTATTTACAACATCAACAGGGAATCCTATTTCTAAAAATGTATTAAGTCAGATGTTATTGAAAACAAGTAAAAAATATATAGAAAAAGGAGTTTCAACAACTCTAATGCGAAAAATAGTTGTATCACACGAACTCGGCGATTTAAAAAAGAAGCAGGAGGATCTTGCTCACAAAATGGGACATTCAGTTTCTACACAAAATAAAATTTATATTAAAGAGTCATAGATTTTTTAGGTTTCTTTTTTTTAAAATATAAAACATGATCTTCTTTATCAACAATTTCTAATCTTACTAATACTAATATACAAGAACAAA